CCTGGGGACCCGTCAACGGCGTGATCATCCACCACACGGTTTCCTCCGGAGAGATGTCCTCCGTCAAGCTCTGCTACGACGGCTACAGCGAGCTCCCCGGGCCGCTGTGCCAGTCCGTCATCGGCAAGTCCGGCACCGCCTACATGACCGGCAACGGCCGCTGCAACCACGCGGGCGCAGGCAGCCCCGACGTGTTCGCGGCCGTCAAGGACGAACGCTACGGCGACCGGCCCCCGGCCACCCACCACCACGAGGGCAGCGCGGGCGCCGTCGACGGCAACGCCCACTTCTACGGGGCCGAGTGCGTCAACCTCGGCGACGGCAAGGACCCCTGGCCCGACGCCCAGGTCGACGCGATCGTCCGGTGGGCCACGGCCATCTGCCGGTTCCACGGCTGGACCGAAAAGTCAGTCATCGGCCACAAGGAATGGTCGGACTGGAAGTCGGACCCGAAGGGTCCCGGCGCCATGGCGGACGCCATGCCCATGCTCCGTGCGAAGATCAAAGAGCGCCTCGCGCACGCACCGTCCTGGAACCCCGGCACGGCGCCCGTACCCCCGACGACAGGGACACCCATGACCAAGCCCAACCGCAGCCTGCTCCGCCGCACCGAGGATCTCTCCCTGGTCCCCGGTGTCGCCCAGACTATCTACTGGACGACCGAGTACCCGGACGACGCCAACGGCCACGGCGACGGAGGCAAGACCGTCGGCACCAACATCGTCTACGACGGCATCCTGAACCTGCGCCTCGCGGGCCTCGGCGAGGGCGATTTCGTCGAGGTCTACGCGGCCGAGGAGGACGGCAACGGCCTCCTCATGGGTGAGAGCGAGATCCGCCACGCCATCCGTGGCTGGGACCTCGGCCACCCCGTCCCGCCCGAGTCCGCCCCCGTCCACGGCCACGTCACCAACCGGCTCGTGTTCCGCATCGTGTCCCGCGCATCGACCGTCGTGACGGTCGAGGAAGCGTGGCTCTCCCTGCACTCGTGGCCTCAGAGCTGACCCCACCGGGGTTACGCGTCATGGATGAGCCCACGCTGGCCGAGATGATCCGGGCACTCCAGGCAGACGTCACGCGCATGCGCGCGGAGCAGTCGATGTACGTCACCAAAGAGATCATGGATCTCAAGCTGGCGGCCCTGGCGAAAGACCATCTCGACCTGGAGAACGCGGTCACGGCCGACCGGGCCCGGCTCGCCTCGGTGAACCGGTGGCTCTGGTCGGGCGTGGTCGCACCTGTCATCGTGGGCATCATCCTGTACGTCCTGATAGGGAAGCAGCCGTGAAAACCGTCCGATGGTGGCTCGTGCTCGTGGCACTGTCCGTCGGCGTCGCGTACGCGATCGCGTACGGTTCACGGCTTGCCGACCGGCTGGACACCGCCGAACGTGACCGGGTCGCCCTCGCCCAGCAGGTGCGGTCCCTCGGCGGTGTCCCGGTCGCGGGACCCAAGGGCGACTCGGGCACGAACGGGAGGGACGGGCGTGATGGCAAAGACGGTACGGACGGCGGCCCCGGACCTGTCGGACCTTCCGGCCCTGCGGGCATTGACGGCACAAATGGCAGCCAGGGCCCTGTCGGACCGCAGGGCGTGGCCGGGCCGCCGGGCCCGCAGGGGGAACGAGGAGAGCCCGGAGTTCAGGGCGTGGAGGGTCCGGCAGGCCCGCAGGGGGCTCAGGGGCCCGCTGGTCCGCAAGGCGACAAGGGCGAGCCTGCTGAAGCGTGCCCGGTCGGCTACACGGGCGCGATAGTAGAGATCGAGAAGCAGGACTACTTCCTGTGCCGAAAGGTGACGTAAGGGGCGTACGGGATGAGCGAGCAGATCTGGACACGACGTAACGGCGAGTCGACGGTTGCCTACACTGCGTTCAAGGAGTACCTCCACCAGGGCACCGAACGCAGTCTGGCGTCCGTCGGGATCGTGTTGGGCAAATCAACCGCCCTGATGGAGCGCTGGTCAGCCACGCATGACTGGGTCGCGCGCTCCGTCGCCTACGACGGCTACGTCATGTCCGCCGACACAGACGGCATGGTCCACGCACTGGCCGAGACCAGGGACAAGAACCTCGCCCTCATGGACAAGCTCCGGGGCCTGCTCGACTCCCGGCTCGACGACTTCATCGCCCGGCGCGACGACCCCACCATCCGCTGGACACAAGCCTGCATCGCCATGACCAAGATCGAGGCCAACAGCCTCGCCATGGGCGAGACCAAGAAGTCCTCCGAGAAGATCGCCAACATCGAGGCGCTCGTCGAACGCGCCCTGGAACTCCAGAGCAGGATCCCGGAGGAGGCATGAGCTTCACCCGGGCCGAACTGGAGCGCATGGACCCAGCCTCCCTCTCACGCCTCGAAGAGGTCCTGGAGCAGGTCGTCCAGGATGCGGAGGGGGGCAAGGTCCCGTGGCGCTGCGCCCGGCCCGGCTGCGACGGCAAGCCCCACAAGGGCGCCCCCGGCCGCCACGCACGCGCCTCCCAGCTCGCCCCCGACTGGGAATGGGACGTCTGGATGGCACTCGCCGGACGCGGATTCGGCAAGACGCGCCTGGGCGCCGAATGGGCCATCGAAAAGGCACGCACCCAGGAACGCGGCGCGCTCATCGGCCCCACCGCAGCCGACACCAGGGACATCCTCGTGCAGGGCGAATCAGGCATCCTCTCCTGTGCCCCCGCCACCTTCCGGCCCGTCTACAACCCGTCCAAGCGCCAGCTCACCTACCCCAACGGCGCCATCCAGACCCTGTACTCCGCCGACGAACCCAACCGCCTCCGAGGCCCCCAGCACCACTACGGCTGGTTCGACGAGATGGCCGCATGGCGCTACATCCAAGAGGCATGGGACATGGCGCAGCTCGGCATGCGCCTCGGCGAGCACCCCCAGATCTGCGTCACCACCACGCCCCGGCCGCTCCCCCTCATCAAGCAGCTCGTCAAAGACCCCATGACCGCCCTCACCAAGGGCACCACCTACGACAACCTGCACAACCTCGCGGCCACCTTCCGGCGCGCCGTCGTCTCCAAATACGAAGGGACCACCCTTGGCCGCCAGGAGCTGGACGCGGAAGTCCTGGAGGACCTCCCTGGTGCCCTGGTTGCTCGCCGCCACATTGACGGATCACGAGTGGCAGACGCTCCTGAACTCATCAACATCGTGGTCGGAATGGACCCGGCGGGAACAGGCGCGGGTGACGAGACAGGTCTCGTCGTCGCGGGCCGCGGCATCGACGGCAGAAACTACATCCTCCACGACGGATCGGAGCGCCTGAGTCCCGAGCGCGCATCCGCCCGCGCGTGGGCGCTGCACGAGACGTGGGGCGCCTCCCTGGTCGTCGTGGAGGACAACGGCGGCAAGGACTGGATCGAGTCCGTGCTGCGCATGGCGTGGAAGAACCGCAACCCCGACGGCGGCCCCCCGCCGCTTCGCCGCGTCAACGCCTCCCAGGGCAAGCGGCTGCGCGCACAGCCCGTCGCCATGCGGTACGAGCAGGGCCGCGTCTGCCACGTCGGCTCGTTCCCGGATCTGGAGGACCAGCTCACCACCTGGATCCCCGAGGAAGACCCGACCATGAGCCCCGACCGGATCGACGCCATGGTGCACGCCGTCGCCCACCTCATGAAGAAGCACGACCGGTCCGAATCCGTGCTCGTCAGCCCCCACGCGCGCCGCGGGCCCGGGACCGGCGAGCACCCGGCGATTGCCGCACGGCGACGCGCCCAGCAACGGCGGGCATCATAGGAGCAACATGGACGCGATCACGCTGCTCATCGCAGCACTGGCAACCGCCCGCATCACCAGACTCGTCACCACGGACCGCATCACGCAGGCACCCCGGCAGTGGGCGCTGCGCAGGCTCAGCAGCGAAGGCCTGCTCGCCTACCTGATCGTGTGCGACTGGTGCGCGTCGGTGTACGCCGGCGCGGCCGTCACGGCCGTGGCCGTATGGGGCGGCACACCGGGGCTGTGGGTGCTCACCGCACTTGCGCTCAGCTACGCGGCCGGGTGGCTGGCCGCACGGGAGGACGGGGAGTGATGGGTATCCGGGAAGCATTCCAGATAGGCACCGGGAAGAGGCAGCCCGCGAAGTCGGTCGTGGCGGCAGCCATGCCCATGAACGGGCCCGGGGTCGAACGCGTCAACCGCTCCCGCCAGCACGTCACGACGGAGATGTGGCAGAAGGAGGCCTGGTACTTCTTCGACGCCATCGGCGAACTGCGCGGACCCCTCGTGTGGATCGCCAACGCCGTCTCGCAGGCGGACCTGCACGCCACGGACCTGGACCCGGACACCGGAAAGCCGACGGGCCCGTCCACGGACGCGCAGGAGCAGGCCGTGGCCGCACAGGCCCTCGGGGGCGTGTCGCAGCGCTCGGGCCTGCTCAGGCTCGTCGCCCTGTGCTGGCAGGTCGTCGGCGAGGCATGGCTCGTCGTCCGCCCGCAGGGCATGCGCGGCGGCGTGCAGCTCCCGGACAAGTGGCTCGTGCTGTCCGGCAACAAGGTGCAGGCCAAGGGCGAGTCCTGGGTCTACACCGACCCGTTCAGCGGCCAGGTCATCACCCTCACCACCCAGGACCGTCTCATCCGCGTGTGGTGCCCCCACCCTGACGACCAGGCCAAAGCAGACTCGGCCGTGCGCCCGGGCCTGCCCATCTGCCGTGAGATCGAGAAGGCGTCCCAGAACATCGCCGCCCGCCTCGACTCCCGCATCGCCATGAACGGCGTGATGGCGCTTGCTGAGGAGCTGGACTTCCCCAAGGGCGATTTCGACACGTCCGCCGAGGCCTTCTCGGACTCGCTGATCGTCGCGGCCGAGGCAGGGCTCCAGAACCCCGGGCAGGCGAGCAGCCAGGTCCCCCTCGCGTTCACCGCGCCCGCCGAGCACATCGCGAGCGGCGGCGCGTTCGCCCACTACGACCTCGGCACCCAGTTCGACGCCTCCGTGGTGGACCTGCGCGAAGCAGGCCTGCGCCGTCTGGCGTCCACGCTCGACATGCCCAAGGACGTCGCCGAGGGCACGCAGGGCGAGGCCAACCACTGGTCCGCGTGGCAGGTGGAGGAGTCCACCTACAAAATCTTCATCGAGCCCCTGCTCAAGGCCATCGGCGACGCGGTCACCGAGTACTGGTACCGTCCCGCCCTCGTCGCCATGGGCCGCTCGCCCGAGGACGCGGAGCAGTCCGAGATCGGCTGGGACACCACAGCCATCGTGGCGCGCCCTGACGACCGCGAGACGCTCGAATCCCTCTATGACAAGATCCTCATCTCCGACGAGTACATGCTCACGGAGAACGGGGTCACCACGGACGCCATGCCCTCGCCCGAGGAGCGCACCCGGCGCCTGCTTGAGAAGATCGTCGTGGGCGCGCCCACCCTGCTCGCCGACCCTGCCGTGGCCGAGGCACTCGGACTCGACATCGAAGTCCAGCCCGCAGCCGCAGGCGTCGACGCCACGGTGAGCAGCAGCGGGGAACTCGAAGCCCCAGAGCCCGAGCCTGCCCCGGTCCCGAACGCGCTGCCCGGCACGCAGGGCGAAGAGCCGGTGCCCGAGGGACTCGTGGCTGCTGCCGAGCTGATCGTCTACGACGCGCTCTCGCGGGCGGGCGGGCGGCTGCTCACCAACCAGAACAGGGGTCAGTTCAAGACCACGCCGCGCCATGAGCTGCACACGGTGATCCCCTACGGGGAGGCTGCGCACGAGATCCTGGAGGGCTCGTTCCAGTTCACGGACCCGGTGGCCGAGGCGTTCGGGTACTGGCCGCGCACCCTGCGCGAGGAGCTTCGCGACTACTGCGTCCGGCTCCTGATGAACGAGCGGCCCCACGACCGTGAGGAGCTGCGTGCCGTCCTGGCCGCGCTCCCCAAGGAGTACAAGCGGTGACCACACCCCCTGGCGAGGACCCGGACCTGCCCCAGCGGCTGCGCGCCCAGTCGTTCATCCGCGAGGGTGAGGAGCGCATCGGCAGCACGTGGTACCGCAGCGCCACACGCTTCCTCGACCGGGTGCGTCCGGCCGTCCTGCGCGAGGGCCGCATCGACCCCGGGCGCGTCTCCGATTCGCAGGGCTTCTGGACGTCGCAGGTCGACAACGAGATCGTGCCCGAGGTCGGCAACGTCCTGACGGACGCGTGGCGTCGTGTCACGGCGGCCGGTACGCCGCGTACGGACCCGTTCGTCAGCACGTACCTGAACCAGGCCGGGAACCGCATGAAGAACGTGCCCGACGAGGTCTACGCCCTGATCGTGGCAGAGGTGGAACGGGGCATCACCGAGGGCCGGAGCCTGGACCGGGTGCGCGACGACATCCAGGTCATCCTCACCGCGTCGGGCACGGACAGGTGGCGGAACCGGGCCATGACGGTGGCCAGGACCGAGACGATCGGCGCGGTGAACGCCGGGGTGTTCCGGGCGGCCGAGATGGAGGCCGAGCAGCGCGGGGATCCGGCCCCGTTCAAGGTGTGGATCTCCACGGCGGATGCGAGGACTCGGCCGACGCACCGGGCGGCCGACCAGCAGCGCACTCTGCTGCGCTCCCCGTTCCAGGTGGGCGGGGCGCAGCTCCTGTTCCCGGGCGATCCGCGCGCGCCGGGCAACGAGGTGATCAACTGCCGGTGCACGATGCTGCCCCACGTACTGGGTGAGACGATCGACTGGACCGACCGTCAGAACGCGAGAGGAAGTCAGTGATGGACCTTGCGACGTACCACCTGATCCACGGGTGGCCCCCGATCCCGACCGACCCTGAAGAGATCCTGACGATGGTCACGCAGAACGAACTCCAGCTGGATCAGGACCTGCTCCTGTACCTCTGGGCGCGGACGGAGATGACCCCGTGAGCCGTACCTGGAGCGCGGTCCTCGCGCGGCTGGGCGTGCCCACGGGCGACGGGCGCATCATCGCGCCGGTGGGCGGGTCGTCCCGGGACCTGCCTCTGCCTCTGATGTGGCAGGAGCTGTCCGATGACGGGCACGGGGGCTCGCGCGTGGTCGCGCGTATCGAGTCCCTGCACATCGGTGACGGCATGGTCACGGCGACGGGAACCATGCTCGACTCTGCGCCGTACGCGGTCATCGAACAGCTTGAGGCGGGGCTTCTGGGGCCGTCCGTGGACCTGGACGACATCGAGTACCAGATGGACGACCAGGAGCGTCTCGTCATCACCAAGTGGCGGATCGCGGGCGCGACCCTGGTGGCCATCCCCGCGTTCGCCGACGTCTCGGTGACGCTGGACCCGATGCCGGTGGAGCCGATGGCCGACGTGGCCGAACCTGCTCCGGACTGGCTCTACGCATCGGCTGCGCCGCAGCTGCCTCCATCGGACTGGTTCCGGCAACCGGACCTGGACCGGCTGACCCCGGTCACGGTGTCGGACTCGGGCCGGGTGTTCGGTCACATCGCCGGATGGGAGACGTGCCACGTGGGCCTCCCGGGCTGCGTGACGGCGCCCGCGTCCCAGAGCGGCTACGCCTACTTCCACGTGGCGGAGCAGGCCACCCAGGACGGCTACGTGCTGCCCGTGGGGACGCTGGTGGCCGGTCCCCGGCATGCGGACCCGCAGCTGGCGTTCCAGGCCGCAACGCAGCACTACGACGATCCCGGGGCTGCTGTGGCGCGCGTGGTGGCCGGGGAGGATGAGTACGGCATCTGGGTGGCGGGCTGGATCCTGCCGGACGCGACGGAGGCTGTGAAGCAGGTGTTCCGTACGTCCCCGGTGTCGGGTGACTGGCGCCGGGTGGGCGGATCGCTGGAGCTGATCGCGGTGTGCTCGGTGAATACCCCTGGCTTCCCGGTCCCGCGCGCGCGGGTGGCGTTCGGTGCCAACGCGTTCGCCCTCGGTGGTCACGAGAAGGGTGTGCAGCGCACGCTGATCGCGTCCTCGGGGATCGTGCCCGTGGAGGGTGAATACGTGCCGTATGTGGCTCCGCCACGCGGCGAAGTTGCCCGGGCTCGGTGGGCCTGGGCGCAGAACGAAGGGACGAATCATGGCGTGCGGTAGCTGCGGGTCACGGGCCCGGCAGGCGAACTGGGAGTGGGAAGCCACCTTCCGTGACGGGTCCAAAGGGCGCTTCGCGACCAAGGGTGAGGCCCGTATGGCGGTCGCTATGAGTGACGCGCAGGGGAGCACCGCCCCGATGGTGCGCGCGGTGGCCAAGCAGAAATAGCTGCTCAGACGGCATCTAGACGGGTTAGACAGCTATTTCTATTAACGGCTAGAGAGACAACCCCACGTGAGGCGTTAATAGATTTAGCTGTCTAACCCGTCTAACTACGCTACGTGCAGCTTTACTCGCTCTGGGCGACCAGCAAATAGTGACTCAACGTCACCGGCCCCCTCCTGGGGAATCTCCCACCAGCGATCCGATCGGCGGTGCCTCGGGCCGGTATAGCGCCGGGCGCCGGGGAGGCACCCCACGACGTCGTCCAGATCCCACCAGTCGGACCCCGGGGGTACCTGGACGTACGCATGGTCGGGGCTCATCCAGGGCAGCAGGGCCCGGCGCTCTACGGGCGTCGGCGAGTCCAGTCCCATTGCCAGGAGCAGTCGCAGTGCCTCGGAGTCACCGACGCCACTGGACTGCGCCCATTCGGTGAGTCGGGTCCAGAGCGGTTCGGGGATGCGGACGGTGCGGACCTGAGTCGGCCCGTTGTCGAGTGACTTCATGGTGATCAGCATACGGTCACTAGCATACGATGTCCAACGTGTCAACCCCTGACGCTTGACCGGTGGCGTACATTGGTCGTACCGCTGGTGGATGAGCTGAGAGCCTCGCGAGTGGTGGAAAACGTGTCCATTCCGTTTCTGCCCACGAGAGGAAATCGCCATGGCAGACGACACCACCCCCGAGGTCTCGCAGGCCTTCGACCCCACGACCCTGGACGACGCGGCCCTCGCGGCCGAGTTCGCCCGAGCCGGGGAGCGCGGCCGCGAGCTGTCCGCCAAGGCCGAGTTCGCAGCAGGCGAGGCTGAGGAGCTGACCGAGTGCGCGAACCGCGTCACGGCCATCCAGGCCGAGCAGGCGGCCCGCGTGGAGCGCGCCCAGGCCGTCCAGGCCAAGCGCGACGTGTTCGCCAGCCTCGGTGACCTCCCCCAGATCCCCCAGCCGGTCCTTCCCGAGCCCCAGGCGGCCCCTGTGGCGCCCGTGGAGGCTGCCCCGGTCTCCCAGGCCGTCGCGGTCCCGAGCGTGGCTCAGATGGCCGCACAGCCGCCCGTCCCGGTCGCGGGCAACGTGAGCGACGGATCCGTCACCCGCATCAGCGCCCACGTCGGCGCCAACGCGGGCGGCTTCATCGGCAAGGGAGTCGGCGAGGAGTTCACCTCCGACACCGAGGTCTCCAAGGCGCTCATCGAGAACGCACGCAGCTTCGGCCACCGTGGGGGCTCCGGACGGCAGGCGATCGCGCAGTACAAGCGCGACCGTGGCGCCCAGTTCACCATCGACACCGACAACCCCGAGGAGTCGATGGCCATCCTGCGCCGCGCGCGGGACGAGAAGCGCCTGCACGGCGGCTCCCTGGCCAAGGCGTGGCAGCACTCCATCGACACCGGAGCGTCGTCCCTGACGGCTGCTGCGGGCTGGTGTGCGCCCTCGCAGAACGACTACAGCCTCTGCACGAACTGGGTGGCGGGTGTCGGTCTTCTCGACCTGCCCACAGTCACCGTGACGCGAGGCGGCATCAACTACACCGATGAGCCGGACTTCCCGACGATCTACGCGAACGCCGTGGCGGCCGGTGGCGGATCGAACTTCCTCACCGAAGCCCAGGTCATCGCCGACACCGTCAAGACCTGCTCCGAGATCCCCTGCCCCACCTTCGAGAACCGGCGCCTCGACGTCATGGCGCTGTGCATCCGGGTGAGCTTCCTTCAGGCGGCCGGTTACCCCGAGGTCGTCTCGGCTTGGCGCCAGGGCCTGCTCGCCGCGCACGAGCAGGAGATGAACCGCCTGATCATCGCGGACATCCTCACCCGCGCGGGCGCGGCGACCACGCTCGCGGCCGTGGACGCGGACGGCACCGACTCCTTCACGTCCGCCCTGCTCTCCGGTGTGGAGCAGGCCCGT